CAGGCGTACCCAGACGCCCAGGGAACTGAGGGCCTGGCACAGTTCGGTCATGCGCGTCTTGACCGGCGCGCCGTTCCAGAAACCGGTGCGGTATTTGACGTCAACGCCGTAAGCGCTGGTGTCCTGGGAGATCACCAACAGCTCCTTGACCCCGGCCTTGACCAGACGCTGGGCTTCGTCCAGAACATCGCCCACCGGACGGCTGACCAGCTTGCCGCGCATCGACGGGATGATGCAGAAGCTGCAGCTGTGGTTGCAGCCTTCGGAAATTTTCAGGTAAGCGTAATGACGCGGGGTCAGCTTGACGCCTTGTGGTGGCACCAGATCGATCAGTGGGTTGTGATCGAGCTTGGGCGGCGCGGCGTCGTGTACGGCGTTGACCACCTGCTCGTACTGCTGCGGACCGGTTACGGCCAGCACGCTTGGGTGCACGTTGCGGATCACGCTCTCATCGACGCCCATGCAGCCGGTGACGATGACCTTGCCGTTCTCGGCGATGGCTTCGCCGATCACTTCAAGGGACTCGGCCTTGGCGCTGTCGATGAAGCCGCAGGTGTTGACGACTACGACGTCGGCGTCCTGGTAGGTCGGTACGACTTCGTAGCCTTCCATGCGCAGCTGGGTCAGGATGCGCTCGGAATCAACCAGAGCCTTTGGGCACCCTAGCGATACCATACCTATACGTGGACCTTTCGACATGATATTACCTATGCTGGGTGACTTTGCGGAGGCGCGCGATTCTATAGGCTGTACAAAAAATGTGCAAAAACATTAGTTGTTAACAAGTATTATTTGCATTTACAGGGAGTGGTTATGTCATCGACCGACAATTCTTCAGCAGATGAAAGTCATGCCGAGCGTCTTCGACAGATCCGTAAGGACGTCTTGGAGACTGTTAATGCGGCTCAAGCTGAGGCCGACGCCAAGATTGAAGCGATCCAAGCGAGGGTTAATGCTGAACTGATGTCGGGGCAGACCGCGAGAGACTCTGCTCGTGCGAGGGTTATAAGAAGTATCGTCTCGCTAGCGTCAGCTTTCATTTTCATTGGATGTGCTTTCGCAATATATTTGTATTCTCAAAACTCGTTAGCGTTACTGGACTCACTTAGAAGTCCAATCGTTGCTTTAGGGTTGCTCGGTATGTTCATAGGTGCTTCGGGACTGATGGTCTTGGGTGTTTATAAGGCCAAAGCGGATATCACTTTTCTGGATATAGATAGCCGCCGTGCAAGCAACCAGAAGAACGCTAGTGCGCCGAATATTGAAGAGCAGCGCTTGCGGGATGCATATTTTGAATATGTGCCGGGTAAACCAAATCCCGTTGCACAAGCAAACGCAACTGCTGATATTTTTAGAACTCCGTTTGAACAGCATTTGATATTTACCATTGGGTCTTTGAACGAGCGGATGAGAATTACAGATATGAAATCCTCACATCTGTTAGATAGGGGGACAATGTATATAAAAAACGGCATAATTTTTTATGTCGTTTCGATATTGCTATTTCAGATAGCCGGGCACTATATAGGTGTCTCTAATCTAATGGTGGCAGGGATGGCTTCGTGCTCTTTGCTTTTCTTGGTGATTGAGTTTCTGGCTACTTGGTTTTTGAAACAATATAAAGCCTTTGTGGATGCGTCTACGAATTTATTGCGCGTAATATCGATCTATAACAGTATTCTTCTTTCGTATCACGGAATTAAGGAGTTTGCACCGACGGATGAAGGCAGAGGAGATAAAATGCGTAAGGAAATTTTAGAAATACTTTCCCGCGAAATTAAGTGGCCGCAACCAACTCAAGTCAAGGGCGGTGATGCGAGTCATATGGTGGAAATGTTCGATTCGCTTGGACTCTTTATGGAGCGGGCTAAAGGTGTTTTTCAGAAACCTGCTCCAAAAGCCGCTGAGGAGGAAGCGGTTTGACCGTAGCCAAGGTTTATAGCTATTTGAGATTCTCAGATCCTCGACAATCGAGTGGTAGCAGCGCCGATCGACAATTGCAGTACGCTAAGAAATGGGCTTTTGAAAAAGGGTTGGTCCTCGACGAGTCACTATCCATGCGCGACGAGGGGCTGTCGGCTTACCACCAGCGGCATGTAACCCAGGGTGCCTTAGGTGTATTCCTTCGAGCAATTGAGGACGGCCTTATTGCTTCTGGCTCAGTCCTGATCGTAGAAGGTTTGGACCGTTTGAGTCGTGCTGAACCTATCCAAGCACAAGCGCAACTCGCTCAAATTATCAACGCCGGTATTACCGTTGTAACCGCCAGTGATGGCAGGGAGTACAACCGCGCCGGTTTGAAGGCGCAGCCGATGGACCTGGTCTATTCGCTTCTGGTCATGATCCGCGCCCATGAAGAGTCAGACACGAAGAGTAAGCGAGTTAAAGCCTCGATCCTCCGATTGTGCGAAGCGTGGCAGGCCGGCACCTACCGAGGGCAGATCCGTAACGGCAAAGATCCACTCTGGCTCAGATGGACGGGGACAGCGTGGGAGTTCATTCCAGAGCGGGTTAATACCGTGCGCCGTGCCCTGGAGCTGTACTTGCAGGGAATGGGTGCTGCTCGAGCGGTGCGCATCCTTCACGACGAAGGGCTGAGCTACAGCGATGTCGGAATCACCGCTCTGCAGATCTACCGGCTGATCAAGCTCCAGGCACTTCGAGGCGCCAAAAGCTTAAGCGTCAATGGTGAGGAGTACGTTCTGGAGGACTATTACCCCCGTCTGTTGTCGGAAACCGAGTGGGCCGAACTGCAGCACATGGGTGGTCAGCGGTTACGTCGGCGTATGAAGGGAGAAATCCCAGGGATTATCACTGGGATCGGTCTGACCTATTGCGGATACTGCGGTACCGCTGTTGTTGGGCAGAACTATATGAGCCGTGCTCGAGCAGACGGCACTCTTGCCGATGGCCATCGGCGTTTGCATTGCGTTTCATATAGCCGGAACGGGGGGTGTGGATCCGGTGGTTCCTGTAGCGTCGTACCTATTGAGAAGGCCCTTCTCAACTTTTGCTCTGATCAGCTCAACCTGCAGCGTTTAATGCAGGTTGGGGACGACGGGCAAGGTCTCCGCAAACAACTGGTAGCCGCTAGGGCGGCCGTGCAGAAAATCACGGAGCAGTTGGGTAGGGTGACCGATGCACTGCTCGCCGACGATGACGGCCCGGCCCCCATCTCTTTTGTACGCAAAGCTCGCGAGCTTGAAGCACAACTGATCGACGCTGAGAAGAAAGTGGTTGCCATCGAGCACGAGCTGGCTGCAGCGGCCGGATCTGGCAAGCCAGCACAGGCGGAGCAGTGGGCCGAACTGGCCGCTCTGGTGGCGGCAGGTGATTACGGCGCCCGGGAAAAGGTGCGCCAGCTGGTTATGGATACCTTTGAGCGCATTGTCGTGTATATGCGCGGGATGGGGGACGAGGACCGTAAACACAAATTCATCGACGTGCAGTTGCTTTCTCGCACTGGGCAGCACCGGCTCATGCAGATCAACCGTAAATCTGGCGAGTGGGTGGCCAGTGAAGACTGGTGATGATGGCTTGCGGCCATAAGTAATGTGAATATACTGTACGTTCATACAGTGATGGCAAGGAGCCCTCATGCTGCACGTCCCACCCGCCGGTATTACTCACCAGGTGTTCACTTCGTACCAAGAGCTGATGCGCCGCATTCACAGGCAGATCAACAGCTCAGCCGCTCAGCTCAGGCGACAGACCGTTATAGTGCGCCAGTCGGACGAAAGCGAGGATGATTGGGAAGCTTTCTTGGATCAGTTGGACATCGACGAAAGTGTGAGGGTAACCCGTCTTGAAGGTGGATTAGCTAGGCTCACCTGGACAAACCAGCACCCGTCTAACATCTAAGAATATTGACTAGGGGTTAATTTCGATACCTGCGGTATTGAATAAATACGTTACCTGCGGTTAATCTACGTGTACCAGCTCAGCGCAACGCGCTGCAGTGACAATCGTGGAGGTTAACAATGCAGGTTTTCACCCTCTCATCAGAAGCCCGGCAGACGCTGGCCGGGCAGATCGCCAGAAATGGTCACTTTTCCCATCACCTTGGCACCGACCATACCGAGGGCCAAGGTCCAAAGCATTGGCTAATCGTAAACCTCGACATCGAACAATGCGGTGCCGACGTTTCAGTGCGTGTTCAGATGCGGGGAACTATTAACTCGCTGACCATCCCTCAGAGCACGCACGCTGCTTCTCGTATTGCCTCGTTCCTTGAAGAATTAGCGAACGGAGACGCACCGGAGGCCCCCCATTGCCTCAGGAATACGATGGAGTCGATTCTCTGGAACGCGATCTGCCAGCGGCAGGGTGTCTATTCCCTATCGGCGTCCGGTGTCGACGATTTGGGGATTTCGCTTTCTCCGGCCACTCGTCCAGGACGGGTGATTTTTCGATTTGAAATGAGCGGCATGGGTTTGACGCTGCCACTCCTCTTACCAAGTGATCAAGAGCAGGCGCTTGAGTTGCTTTCCGGTTGTGTGCAGGAACTCGTCGCCAATTATCGCGGTGCGGTTTAAGGGATGTTTATGAACACCTCTCAGTACCTCGTAATTCTAGGCGGAATGGCAGCATGTCAGATCATCGCCATGGCGTTGCCCTACTGGATGGGACTACAGGCTGGACGCACATCGCTGGCTCTACTGCAGGGCGAGATCGAACAGTTGCGACAGCAACTGTTGGTGACGAACGAAGTCGTTGTGGTCTTTGACGTTGAGAGCACCTACTCCGAGGGCGACGCCGCCCTGATTAAGCAAAATTCTCAAGGAGTGAGCTATGTCTAAGGACATCATTAACCAGCGTTCGCGTTCGGTATTGCTTGTCATTGCCTTATCGCTATCCAGCGTTACTGCGTTATCGGTTGGCATGACTATGTCAGCTTTGATCAGCGACCCGTTATTGGCGGTTGTTTTTGCAGCTGCTGCTGTGCTCCTGGATTTATATAAGTATCTGGCCTGGCCAATAGCATTGGGCATGCTGGCCGGAGGCAAACGTGCCTACGCCGTAATGATGATCGTCTCGGCTCTGATCCTCGGCACAGTTTCTGCCTGGGCCACTTATGACAGATTGCTGACTTCGATCGTCTCGGGCCAGACGCGTCACCAGGCTATCAGTGACCAGCGGGTTGTCGATTTGCAAGCTGTCAGGGTGGATGGATTGCGCCAGTTAGAAGCGCTTGATAATGAAGCTCGCTCGATCGGCGAACAGGCGCGGCAATTGCGCGATCGTGGCATCGTAAGCAAAGCTCAGGAGCTGGAAGCAACCGCACTGTCGCGCATAGCTGGCCAGCGCGATCAGGTGCTGCAAAGGCTCGATAAGGCTTCTGTCGAGCTGACAGAGCTCCGGTCAAGGCCTATAACCTCAGCGGGATTATCAGAGTTGCTGGCGATATTGTTATGCGCTGGTTTCGCTGTTGCTCTTGAGGCGGTACCAGCCCTGATTGGATCCGCAATTCGGATGGGTGGGATGTCCGAACGCCCGTTGCTCACTGCCTCCTCTGCGAAAGCCAAAGTCCTGGCAACAGCAACAGCTGTTGTTGAGCCAATAACAGTCCAAGCGACACCAGCACCAGGCGAGCAACAAGATCTATTCGGATCACCTGATGGCGCGCTTATGCAGACCTTACTTGGCATCACACGGGCAACAGCTCCAGGTACGCCAATATCTCTACGCGACTTCACAGCAGCTGCAAAGGTGGGTAATCGAAGAGCGATGAAGCTATTCCGGACAGCGCTCGATCTCGGCGAACTTAGAAAAACTACAGCTGGCTATGTTACGGCTTAAGGAGAAGCGACTATGACAATTACCATCACTATTTCAGAGCAAGATTCGCGGCTTCTTAACTCAAGCATTGTTGGCTACAGAAGCGCAAACGCTGACATGGACAACGCGATTGAGTCCGAAAATTGGTGCGCAATTAACACGGCCCAAGACAATCGCTCGCTACACGCCAATACCATTGCGTTGATCATAAATAAACATACAGATGCGGTCGCAGAACAAGGAGCAAGGGCATGATTGGTATTCCGAAGACGGGGACACTCGAAAACGGTCGCATCGCTGCCAATGTGACCAGCGGCTATAAGATCACGACTGCTGACGGCCGGCCTGCACGACTGGCGATCATCGACGACGAAGGTAATGTCGTTGACTCTGGGGACGCGGTGGCCCGAGAAACGTGGAATGTATGTATCGCTGTGATCAAGAATTTTAAGATAGGGCAGGGGCATATCGTGGTTCATAGTGCGCCACCAGGGTTGGTGACGCATGATAAGCCGAAATAGATTGCCTAGCCCAAATCAAAAGATTTCTAAATGGTTATCAGGTCAATCATATGGAACTGGCTCACGGCGGCGCTACATACCGGTAACTTTTGCATCAATCGCCCGGCCGATGATTTCCCAGCTTTCATCCAGCACCACAGGTTGGTAGCTGGGGTTCAGCGGTACCAAGTAGGCGACCCCTGTGTCTAACACATATTGTTTGAACGTGGTTTCTTCAGTTTCTGCGTTGTAAGCGACGTAGAACTTTCCGCTGACCAAGTCGAAACCTTCAGGCCGAATCAGAATCGGTGTCCCCTCCGGGAAGGTTGGGGTGGAGTGGGATGTCATTGACGTACCCTTGACCTCCAACCAGTAACCCTTAGGCCCCGCATTTTCAGTAGAGCTAAGCCATACATCTGCAATCCCAGTTGGGTAACTGGCAGATGATTGAACCCCACGCCCCGCATCAACCCAACTTATTAAAGGGTACTCCCTTGCCTCCCTATACGGCTGAGGCATGGTCCTTACGTTCGAGTTATCGGTCGTTGCTGAGAGATCTGCAATCACCGCAGCCAAACGCGGGCTGAATTTCTCGACTGGCTCGCCCAGGAGTTTCGCGAGCGCCGAAGCGAAATTCACGTTCAGTGCATTCACGCCGCTCAGGTAATGCGCCACAGCAGCGGGACTGACTCCGAGTGCATCTGCAATTTTTCGCTTATTGAGTTTCAGCTCATTTTTTTTTGAGAGGTACAGCTCGTTGGCCGCTTGGCACTCAGCGACGAGCACTGGATCGGGAGGATTTTTCTTGGTCATGGGACCGAATGATAAACCGGAGGTTAACTTTTTAGGCTTACCTGCGGGGTTGTCGTAACCTACGGTTACGATACCTGCGGTATCGTTTTGCTTGCAGTAAAGATTACTTGCGGTTAACATTTCTGAATCCAGTCAGAGACGACCTGTCATGAACCAAATCCAATTGCCCGATCTGGTCGCAAAGATCGGTCAGGCAACGGTTGCTGAGGCATTTGGCATTACCCCAGCAGCTGTCCATAAAGCTGTGCGATCCGGTCGGAATATCATCGTCACATTGCATGAGGACGGCAGTTATTCAGCGCAGGAATTGAGGCCATTCCCGCATCACAAGCCGAGCACTGACGTGCAGCCTAAGTGCGGTACGTTGGTATGAACACGTCTAATCCAAGACAGCCCACCATCTCGCGTGACCAGGTCCTAGTGGCTCACGCTGCCGAGATGATCGCTCGCACTGGTTTCAGCCAGGACGACTTCGCCCAGGTGCTCAGTAAGAACCTGCACCAGCAGATCCCGGAAAAGGCACTCAGCAAGGACGTGCCCGATTTCGATAAGTTGGCCGGCACCAACAATACCGCGGCATTTCTCAAAGCCTCCGGCGCCTGGTTGCGCCGTGTGTGCCGTTGGCTCAGCGGGGAAGTGGATCTGCCGTGCTGGATCGAGGAGGCGTGGGTTGACGCGCTTACCGATGATTTCCACGAACGTTGCGTCAACGAGCTAGCCAGCCGGCACGGACTCACCGGCGCCCGGGCGCTGCAGGGCGATGCTAACCCTGTGGGCGTGTTCGGCTCATTGGTGGCGCGCCTGGGCAATACCGTTGCCCTGGGAAGCGAGATCCTGGCTGACGGTCGCATCGACATTGATGACCTGCAGCAGCTGCCCGAGTTCGTCGACCGCCTACGGTCGGTAGAGGCGCGCTGCAGTGAACTGCGATCGCGTGCCGAGGATGTGCTCGACCGAGCGGAAAGACCCGTTTTGCACCAGGTGAACTAGCGCAAGTGACTTCCCTGGATAAGGACATCCCGCCGCGAAATAATCGCAAGGCCGACCCCGCAAAGGGTCGGCCTACTGCTGTCGACAAGAAAAAGCCGCATGCCGGCTTATACGCGCCGATCCGTCCGGATCGGTACCGCGAGAAACGCTCCCTAAGCGCTGATCAGCGCAAGAATCCGCTGCTGCGCATGGCCTACCATCGCTTGAGCCAGATCGGCGAGTTGCGCGGTAAGTACTTGCGAGAGCTGGACACCATTCACGGCGGCCGGCGCACCAGGTCCGAAAAATTTGCGGCGCTGGCCAGGTCATCCGAACAAATGCTGCTACGCATGGATCTGGCCACGGGCGTGCTGGGCTGGCTCGACGTAGAACGTGGCCAGTACTTTTTGAACACGCAGTGCAACATCGCAGAGGACTGCGGCATGTCCCCCTCGTCGTTCAATCGACTCCTCCACAGCATGCAATTGGCTGACTACGTGTATCTGCGCACGGAGCGGGTCAGGCTGGAGGAAAAGGACGAGGCGGGACTCAATCTGGTGCGCACCCGTGTCCTGGTAAGGTTCACTGAGAAGTTCTTCGCGGACCTTGGCGTGCGGTGGCTTTGGCATCGAGCGAAGAAGGCTGCGATCAAGAAGCGTGAACGTGAACTGCGCCAGATCGGCGACATGCGCATTGCGCGGCAGGAGCGGGCTTCGTTAGAAGAGTTGCGCCGGCAGGAGTCTCGAGCCAATTGGGAGCGTAGCCAACGGCGGGAGACAGCCCACAGCCAGTTACAATCCGTCAATGTTCATGAAGGCAGGCACGGGCACCCAGAGCCGCCCAGAGAGCCTGACAGAGGCCCTATGACGCCCGACCAGCTCATGGCCAGCGTCCTGGCTAAAAACGGCAAGTCACCCCCCTCGAAATAATCGCATCCCCTGCGAGGTCAGCTCATGGCTGGCCGTCAAGAAATCCATATTTCCCTTCATCTGTTCAGCTGTCGTACAGGCAAATCGCCACATGTGCGCCCATTATTCGGCGTCTTTATGCGTCGACGCCGGCGGCGCGCCCGGGCATCCAGGAAGCATTTGAATTAAATGGAATTTTAAGTCCCATTCAGTAACCCCTTCGGGTAATAAAAGAGACTTTCGGTGTGTACTGAGAGTCCTGTGTGCTGTGTACCAATGATGCCTTCGCCCAAGGGCTCAGCTCGCTTCGCTCAATTCTCCAGAGGATCGCGGGCTGCGCGCCCGCACCTGCGGCAGGGCGGCGCCCTGCACCCAATGCTGGCACTCCTGCACGCGGTGCCGGAGGTCCATCGGTCCCAAAAGCGGTAATCGGGCGCGCCGGGGCGTTGCGTTGCGTCGTCCGGCGGCGAGCGCGGGCGGGCGGGGTGTCACTGCTGAAATTTCTGGGGGGCGAGGTTGTCGGACTACCGGCCGCTGCGCGGGTTCCGCCGCGCCATATCCGGTGTACGTCAGGTGGGGTAGTGCGGGCGGCTTGTATGCCTGCGGTGCAGGCATGACGGCGGGGTGCTTACGATAGAGTAGAGGGCAGAGACTGGCGGGTAGGGCGGGGGCTTTGGAAGGGTTGCGAAGTTATGCGACGGCTTGTTTCCCCAACTGGTCGAACAGTTCGCGCTGTTGAGCCGGCGGCAGATCGCGCAGGCGATCGAACAGCAACACGTCCAGTTGCTGCGCCGATGGTCTGAGCGTGTGCGAGAACGTGAGGTTTGCGACCCAGGTATGGCCGCATTTTGCGTCCAGGCACTGGCAATAGAGTTTCACGAACGCCTTGGTCAGTTCTTCCCTCGAACTGATTCTTCCTTTGCTTCCGCATGTCGTGCAATAGATCCGCATAGCTCCCTCCCAACGCGTTTCGTTGTGGCATCATTTTGCCATGTTTTGTAGGTGAAAATCTTGCAGTTGTATGTTTATACAGTTGTTTCAACTTGTTTCGGCGGCTCGATCCAGTTGATATGCCTGTCAGGGCGTAACGTGTCGTTCACCTGATTGAACAGCTGGCAGATCGGCCTGATCTCGTTGTTTGTGTACACCTGGTCAATCTTCACGATGTCGCCGAAGCCGGCGACGTTCTCCGGGATGATCCCTGCCAAGGCGGGGTTCATGCGCCAGGCTGCAATCACATCGTTGCGGGTGATGTTCTTGACCTTCTCCAGTTCATCCTTGGCCTGGAAGTCACCCACCGGGATGATCTGAATCGCTTTCTCAGTGCCGCCCGGGATGTTGACGAACATCGACCTGAAATTCCCGACGCCCTTTGCATCGGCGATCTGCGCCTGCAGGTGGTCTTCGTCCTCCTGGCTCATGTTCGGGTCGTTGGAATAGAAGATGTAACCAACGTGCGCGCCGTTGCTGTAGTAACGCCGGCGGAACAGCGTGGCGGCTTCGTTCAACAACAGTGCCTGCAGGCCGCCCAGGTAATCCGGCACGCCGTAGATCTCCTGCTCCACGTCGTAGTTGTAGATATGCTCGATCTCGTCCTGGTCGAAGTCCTCGTACTTGCCGTCGCGCAGTAGCATCCGGAAACCGCCGTCCAGCTTCACGCGCATGTTGATCGCGGGCAGGTGCTGCAGCTCGAGGACCTGGCCAAACGCATTACGTTTGCGCAGCAGGTAGGTCTCGCCAAAGACCACATAGTCCAGGGCTGCCCGGCTCATGGTCTGCATTGAAAAGCCTGCAGACGGAATGAATTCACGCAGGATCAGGTTGCGCTTGAAAGGCGGGATTGCGCCGTGGTGCGCGTTCGCCTTAAGCAGCTTGGCCAACCCGGGGCGCGATACCGGCGGCGTGTAGATCTGCGCGTCGTGGCTGGCGAACACGCCCAGGTACTGCCCGATGTTTTCGGTCAGTACGGCCTCTGGCGCGCCGAACGTGAATGAACGCATTGGCCCCTTGGGCGCGTGCGCCGGCGTGGTTGCCTGCTTTTGGTGACGTTTGGGCATGGGTACCTGGTCCGCTGGTGACGTAGCGGCTGCGCCGCTGCTTGTTGATGTTCAAGGGTTCGTTGGCCAGGGCGTGCATGATTGCCCAGGCAACGTCCGCGTGGCCGGTGGCCTCGGTGCGCGAGGCGCTGTAGGTGATCTGGCCGCTGCTTGTGGTGCCGCGCTTGATCGTCAGGAAGGCCTGGGCAATGTCGTTCCAGCCGGCGTCCCACTCCAGCCGGCGGCCGGTGATGGTGTCCTGGGCCTTGAGCACCAGGGCATTCTTGGCTTCCAGGCTGTAGTGAATGGCAGTCGCACGCGGGTAGAAGTCGCGCACCAGGTCGAACACCCCGTAGCCGATGCCCGTGGTGTCGATGCCGATGTGCTGCACGTTGAAGCGCTCCACCAGCTT